TGTACGCGTTTTGAACTTTGCTAATCACTTCACCCTTCCCACCAAAAGCGATCCACCCAACAGACACCACGGCGATCGCCCCAAACAATTGCTGCTTTCGGCTTAAGTTCAACAGCCAAGCGAGGGGGCTGGGATTATCCGCCTGGGGACGATCTTCAGTCTCAATTTCAGGGGTATAAGCATCAGGTATCATCATGGGTTTTGACCTCCTTTAACGCCGCGTATGTCTGGGCAAAAACTTCTTCGTGATCGACCTCTTCTTGAAGTTTTTTGATGAGTCGCTTTTTCTCTTCTGTCGTTACGGGGGATTGATCAATGAAGATGAAAAACCCGCCGAGAATAAACATTCCTGCAACACCACCCCAGTAAATTCCTTGGTTGCCGATATTGGTGAACTCATTTAGCAAAAATGCGCCCATCTTGCGGTTCTCAAGGGTGTCTTCAGGGTGAGTGTTGGCAACCCATTCGGTCATTTTTTGAGAAGCAATACTTTCAATATTGGCTTCCCCAAAGCTAAGGGCGATCGCTCCCGCCCCGATACAGACAGATGCACATACCCAACGGATTGCGGGTTTTAGTGGGGGAATTAGTCTGAACATAAGCCCACCACCGAGGCGGCAAGGATGCCCACCGGGAAACTAAACGCGAATGCGGCGATCGCCCCAGCTACTGCAATATAAAAAATGGTGTCCATGTCGTTTTCCTTCGTAGGGATAAGTTTGTCGATCTGATCTTGTTGTTGGTCACTTAGTAAAGCGAGGGCAAGGATAGCGCGGTTTTGTCCATGCTCAACCCTTGCAATTGAGCCAAAGGGTCGCCTTCAGTCACCTCGACTTCGATCAACTGGGCGGCGGCTTTTGTGGATGCACCAGCGCGAATTTTCCCCATGCCAGCCATACGCTGCAAAGTTGCTTCGGTTCGACCGCTAGCGAAACCCTGCATTACCCCAGCTTCATGGGCGATCGCCAAAGTCACACCTTCTTTTTGACCAGCCAACTGTTCATCCTTAATGGCAGTGGCTAATGCTGCACTTTCGACCTTTTCAACGTTGCCAGCGGAACGACGCAAATTATCCGTTAGGCGATCGTCTACTGTTGCCATCGCACCGCCGGATTGAGGCTCTTGCTTTTTTTGCTTAGGTTGGGGAATGAATCCTTGCCCACTGGTGCTTGCCTTTAAATCATCTGTTTCAATTGCCATTGTCGATTTTTCTCCGTAATTCAATGGTGATGGTCATCATGTCGGTGTCGAGCGTTTCCAGAAAGTCATCAAGGGTGTATTTGGGGTTGCCGTGTTCGTCTGTTTTTGATCGCAACGCTCGGAATGTTTCATGGGTAGAAACCCCGTCCCGCCGCCGATTCATTTGCATCCATTTTTTGCAAACCCAAACCCAAACCAAATCCGTCATTGTCAGCACTGGGTTGTGTTGCCCCGTTGGCAATCCGATTGAGATCAGGTAATCGTTCCATGTTCCACGGTTGGTCACCCCAACGATTTGCCGAGCTTTTTTACTCTGAAACCGCCTTTCTCCGTCCACTTGCCATGTTTTTATTGTGTAGGTGTTCATATTTGAACGCGTTTTGTTTTTTAACTGAACGTTCAACTGAACACATGATCGCATTCAACAGATTTGTTGTAATCTGTAAATGTATGCAAAATAAAACGCCCCACGAAAGTGCTGTCAACACGATCGCAGGGCTAACCAATGACGTTATTAGAGGTAACGACAAATGGCTAGTAATAAGTCTAAGGCAGTTAAGCCCATTGAGTATCCTTCTCTTCAACCTTGGGAATATTTACACAAGGCTGTAAACAACGGACTGACCCAACAAGAAGCAATGCAAATCTCTGGTCTGAACAGGGGAACATGGCACAACTGGTTATATCGGAGCAACGGCGATCGCCAGAAGCCCAAAAAGATATGCAAGCCTTACACCGAGAAACTTTATAGAATTGCCTTCGATCAAGGCTGGTTAAATGACGAGGCGATCGCCGCATAAACTATTGCCGCTGCGATCGCCGCTTACGGTCAGCCTAAAGTTCTCGGTATTGGCGATCAGACTGAAATCGATTTAATGGCTTACAATATGCCCATCCCCAACGCAGGGCGCGGACGAATTGGCAATCTACTGGCGATGATGGAATAACACCACACAGGCAACGCTAGCCGCTCCAGGTGGGGCGGTTTTTTTGTGCCTCTAAATAGTTATGGCGATCGCCCGCAAACAGAAAAACTCCCCTGCAAATTTGAGGGGAGTCCAAAGTGATGGAACAGTACAGCGTGGTGGAAGGTTAGAACGGAATTCCAGAGATAAACGATGCGATCAACTCTGACAGCTCAAAGTTTTTCTCTTTTGTCGCCTTAGCCAAACAACGCTCAGCAAAATCTTTTTTCTCTGCATCTGGCTTTTCCCAATAAACATTCAAGAACGCTGTAAACGAAGCATTTTCAGCAGTAGAATTTGATGCAGAGAAAGGGTTTTCACCAGAAAATAAAGCATTTAAATTGATGCTTCCCAGCTCTTTTTGAAGTTCAGGAGTTGGCAAGGAAAAAGACTTTGGAGGGGCGGCAATCACTGAGTATTTTGTTTCTAGCCCAGTGCCTGAGCGGGTGATTTTCAAGTCATAGCCTTGAGGTTCTCCGTAGTCAGGGTCTGCCAAATAATCTGACAACGCTGAGCGAATTGTTGACTGAGTGACTTGTGCGATCTGAATTTCATTTGCCCCATAGTTCCAAACCGCAAACGCCCAAAAATGTGACACGCGGCTAGGTTTTCCGGTGTCCTCAATCCGAATATCAGGCGGAGTCATGCCGGGGTGATTTTGAGTGTTGACTGGCTTGTTGTCCTTTGTCCAGTATTGATAGCCTGTTACGGCATCAGACAAAACACGGATCCGAATAGTTTCACCGTCTGGGAACTTAGTGAATTTTCCGCCACCGGATGCTTTGGGTTCTTCGTAATTAGTAGGTAAAAAAGACATTGTTTTTTCTCTTGCCGCGATACTTGCGACGATAATGTTTTTGCCATCTTTTAAAGGCGATCGCTTTCCGTTTGATGTTCGAGATCATTGGGGGATTTTGATTATGGCGATCCCCGTTCTAATTTGAGCAGATGCAGACGAGCCAGAACATTGCTAGCCCACCACCAACCCAAGGGGGCAAGATGGCAAATATTATTGATGCCAAATACCACAAGAGGTATCCGGTCAAGAAGGCGATCCCAAAGATGGCTGATACGGCGATCGCGATCAAAATGACACGGGGAAAATCTTTCTGTCTTTTCATAGAAATGTTCACAAAGTGAGGAGCAGGTGTTCTTGAACCAGAGTGAGCAAATTCGTTAAGGTCATGATAAAAACAATAAATTAGTGTGAAAGGTTTACTGGTACTGGTTTAGGCGATCGCTCCCAAGGAAAATGGAACTCTTCATAATTCTTGAGAAATCCAAATTCCTTAGGAACGGTCAGCCGTGTCGGGCTTCGAGATAGATGCAATTAATTTCGTCGGCGAGGTCACGATCAAGGGCAAAGGCTTCATTGATCACATCTGTTAGTTCACCGTTAGGCATGGCGGCGATCGCCTTGTTGATGATGCCCACCGCAGCGGGGCGACCATCTTCGAGATATTTTTGACGCAATTGGAGTAATGTCATCGTTTTATTCCGTAGGGTGAATTAATGCTTTATGCGAACTGCCAACCGAGTTGTTGGACAGCGGCGATCGCCTGATCAATGTCATCAAAAACACGGCGATTCAAGCGGGGATGGGTTGTTTCGACGATTACGCCGCCCATCTTCCGGATGCACACATTAATAAAATTCCGACCACGGACATAGTTACGGATGACACAGTACGGACTTGCGTACTCTTTTTCAAGCTGGAACATAGTATTATTTCCATAGAACGAAGGGACTGAGAGAGGCGATCAACTTTGAACGGGCGATCGCCTTTCTCTTTAACTGTTTTTATCCTAGAAGAGAAAACTAAACTTGTCAACCCTGCGAGAATAATCTATGATAGACGCATTGTAAAAAGCGGGAGAACATTCAATGTATTCATTAATGGAAGTCGTCAAGGAGATTTCGGTTGAAGTTCCTGACCTGCCAGAACGGCTAAAAGCCGCGCGGGTAAAAGACGGTCGACGGGTGCAACTGCTAGCTACATTAAGCGAGATTTCAACGGGTTACTGGTACAAGCTGGAAAACGGGGAATCTCAAAAAGTAAGCAAGGATATCATCGACCGGATCCAGCAGGTTTTGGGAGTTGATTTCGGCGTGACCTTCGACGGATAACTTTTTTGTTTTCTGCGATCCGCTGGAGTTGGCGATCGCCTAGCAAAACACACTAATTTTTTAGTAGGAAAATCATGAGTAATTTACAACGATTTGATCAAGACGGCATTGAGATTGTTATCAACACAGGGACAGGGGAGAGTTTTGCTTCAATCCGTGGCTATGCTCGGATGGCTGGGAAAGACGAGTCCACCATCCGTTATCGCCTTAAAAAGAGTGCGGGAAAATGGGACTGCAAAACGGCTGAAATCCAGACAGTTAGAGGATTACAAGGTGCGGTACTTGTCCCTGAAGAGTTCATTGCAGAGTGGATGCCTAAAGACAATAAGGCAATGGCAACTCAACTAATGAAATTGGGCGTGCGGTTGTTTCTTCACAAGATGGCTGGATACAAATATCAACCCGCGACTCCAGAGTTGCCACAAAGTTACGTAGAAGCACTGAAAGCCTTGGTTGAAGCTGAAGAAAAAAAACTTTTGTTGGAAGCGGAAAACCAACAGTTGCTTGAAGAGAACCAAGAGTTAGCCGAGGCAGTAGATGACGTTTTTGGATATTCCAGCTTGATCCGCATCGCCAAATTCAATAATGTCTCCGAGAAAAGCTTTAGTTGGCGGAAACTGAAGGCAGCAAGCATCCAACTTGGACTAGAGATCAAGACAGTTCCCTGCCCACGGTTTGAGACGAAAAAACTTTATCCTCATGACGCTTGGCGGCTGGTTTATCCCGACGTTCAATTACCCGAAACCACCACCCTTAGAATTTATTTGCCCACCCAATCACACTAAATTATTGTCATGCAGATTTTTGAATTTTTATTGATTGAGTTGGCGATCGCCTATCTCGTTGCCCTAGGGGGTGAATGGTCATGACGAAAAGATACAAAACCTATGAACGATACGCGATTGTTTGGGGGGTAAAAGCTCCTGAAGTGGTTTCCCCAAATGAAAAGTTTGTTCTGCTAGCCCTCAATGAACACGCTGATGCAGACGGAGCTAATTGCTACCCCAGTCGAGCGACCCTTGCCAGTGAGACGGGGCTGAAAAGTGAGACTATCTCTCGCCTTATCAAATCTCTTAAAGCAAAGGGGTTGATTGAAGTCAAAAAACGTTTCCGTGATGGGGCGCAAACCTCAAACCAATACAAGCTTCTCTACGACGCAATGGCGTTTAACCCCTGTGATCTAGAATCACCCCCCCTGTCATCTAAGATCACACCCCCTGTGACACAGAATCACACCCCCTGTGATCTAGAATCACCCCCCCCTGTGACACAGGATCACACAGATCAGATCCATTCTGACCATACCCAATTACCAAACCCATCTACCAGAGAAGAGGAAAATTTTTCGGAAAAACCAACAACCGATAAACCTCTTGTTGGCGAAAAAGATTTTTTAACCCCGCCAGTAAGTATTCAGACTTCTGGACAAGATCAAAAGACCCCCCGCGCCGCCGCCGTCAAAACAACACCATTGAAGCTTTCAAAAGAGTTGGTATCGGGGCTGTGTGATTGGGCGAGATTTTACGAACAAAGAAAATCGCATCTTGAGGGAACAGACTACTACCGCCAAAGAAGCGGATTGAAAGTAGTCGAGGGGACGGTTCTGAAGCCTTACCGCGAACGACTAGAGAAAGCCATGACTCCGTGGTCATCCCCTGAGGATTTGGCACAGGCGATCGCTGAAGTGACGGAATTAATTCAACAGCACATCGATGAACTGGGATTGAACACCCCCAGACCTCTAAATTTGCCATCGCAAGACGAGGTGAACGCTCTATTCGAGTCTTTAGCCGTTGAATATCAAAAAGACCCTGCTAAGGCTCGAAAACTTGCAGGGTCTCATTGGAATAAATTTGTAGATTGGAAAAGACAAAATGCAAAAATTAGAGCATGAAAAAGCGATTGTTGGTGCAATCGTTCGGGATGAGTCGTTTCTGCCTCTCGTCTCCCAAATTCTAACACCGGAATGCTTTGTCACCACATCCCTGCGTACCTTTTACGCCACATTTTTGGAGATGGCAGGGAAGGGGAAGGCGATTGACCTGCTAACGGTACAGGCTTACATGGACGCTGAAAAGTTCATTAAGTCCGGTGGGATTGATGCGCTGACTGACTGCATGGGGTCAGTTCCCTACGGCGATCACATTGAGGAATACGCCCTAGAAGTAGCCAAGATGTGGCAACAGCGAACCTTCGATGCAGCGTTAAAGCAGGCGATCGCCCTTAATCAATCCGATGGGTTGGCAGCGGCGCAAGATTTTTTGAATGGAGAAACCCTCAAAATCGAGGCAAAACAACCCGCCAAAGGATTTCGCCATGTCTCGGAAAGCTTAACGGAATGGTTTGAGGAATTTGAAAAAGGGCTTGTTGATCCAACGCTTGCAGAGCAGAGATTTTTACCCACTGGGAACATTGATTACGACGAAAAATTTGGGGGATTACGCAAGGGGCTGAATGTCCTAGCGGCGCGTCCTGCTATGGGGAAATCGGCTTATGCCCTAACCGAGGCTCTGAATATTGCCAAGCGTGGGAAGTCAGTGCTGATCGTCTCTCTGGAGATGCCAGATATAGAACTGGATACTCGGTTGATTTCTGCAATGTCCGGAGTAAATTCGGCTCGTCTAGAGAAGTTCCAAATCGAAGAAGCGACGGGCGAATTGGCTGACATTGTGCAGTCGATGAACTCTCTGATGGAACTGCCTATCTGGTTTGAGACAGTGCGAAACGTCGATCAAATCATTTCATCGGTGAACCATTGGCGACGAGTTAATCACCGCAATCCAGACGTGGTTTTTGTGGATTATCTGCAATTAATTGATGGGGGGGGAGAGCAGGAATACGCCAACCTCACGGCGATCAGTCAAAAGCTGATGTATTACTTCAAGTTTGTCGCTGAATGCCCCTGCCGTTTGCTGTGCCAATTGTCCAGAAAGGTAGAGGAGCGCAACGATAAACGCCCAACGATGTCCGACATTCGAGGTTCCGGTGGCATTGAGCAGGATGCGGACGTGATCGACTTGCTTTATCGGGACGAATACTACAACAAAGATTCCCATGACATTGGCATTGCGGAGGTGATTCGAGCCAAATCGAGACAGTCCCAGACCGGAACCGTAAAGCTGTTTTTCGATGCGGAAACGACAAGTTTCAAGGCTTTGTTAGAGCGATGAGTATTGAGTGGGAATTGCGCCGTTTCACCTCAGCGTATCAGTCTCAATCTTTGACTGAATCGATACAAGCCTTGAACGGACTAGGCTACAGCGACGAAGAAGCTATCAACTTTTTGAATAAATTATCCAAAGAAAATGCAAACAAAAATTCTGCCAACACGAATCAATAATCCATGCCCCATCTGCTCAAATACAACGGGGGATTGCAGAGAAACGGGCGATCTCATTTTGTGCCAAAAATCCCCATCGGGCGAACTTCCATCAAGTCTTTTTAAATTTATTCGCCCTAGCAAAGATGGCATTTGGGGAGTCTATGCGGTCAGCACAGAAGCCCGTGAAGTCGATCGTGAAAAAATTGAACAATTCCGCCGCGCCCAAATCCAGCGATTAGCAGAAGAATCCCAACGGCACAGCAACGGATTGTCAGTGGCAGAACGCGACCGGAATATTCGGGCGATCGCCGCTTATGTGGGGTTAGATGCTGACCACAAACAACAGCTACTCAGTCGCGGATTGACTGAAGAACAAATTAAATCAGGGTTGTTTTTCACGGTAAAAAATGGGGTGGATGTTCCGTCTACTACATCAGAAAAATTGGCAGGGGTGAAAAACGGCAAGCTGTGCTGCAAGGTAAAAGGGATCGCCTGTGTCGCATTCAACGGCAAGGGGCAGGCGACTGGTTACCAAGTTCGGGACGAAAATCCCACTGCGAACAACAAATATCGTTGGGCAAAATCGATATTTGATAGTCACCTTCAATTTGGCGAATTGCCCCTTACGACCCATCGCCATCACCACACCGTATTTTTGACTGAAGGCATCCTCAAACCTTACGTTGCAAGCAATCGCCTCAACATCGCAACGATTGGGGCAGCAGGTGGGCAATTTAACGCAAGCAAAGCACAACTATTCACTGAATTAAAAGAAGTTCACACCATCATCTTTTCCCCTGATGGTGGGGATATTTTGAATCCCCACACTCGAAATAGATGGCTGTCTATGCCTGAAATGTTTGGGAGTCGGTTCAAAGTCTTGGTGGCATGGTGGGGACAAATTACGAAGGATGCTCCAGACATTGACGAATTATCGAGTCTTGACGGGGTGCAATTTTTAACCATGTTGGAGTGGAAAAAACTTATCAATGAAAACATCCTTTCGACTAAGCCATCTGAGATTTCTTAGAGCTTTGCAGGCGATCGCCGCCAAGAAAAACCTCACGATCCACCGCCCCACTGCGGGGTTAATCTGCCGGAAGGATGGGCGGATTGTAAAACAGGCTTTCTCCCTTGGAGAGATGGAATCCTACCTAAACAAACAGGAGAAATCATGACTGATACCGAATTTATAATCGAACCCCTCAAAGGGAACCATGAAGTCCTCGCCAAAGTGGCTCAGGCAAGATTTGAGGAGATCGCCCCAATAACCAACCCCAAGAGCGAAGTCAGTCTTCGGCAAGCCGGAAACTATTGCATCGCCCATCTAACGCCTTATCTCCCCAGTGCCGTCTACCTTGCAGTCAAATCAAACATCATTCAAACCCTAACTGGTGAATTAAATGAACCACATTGTTTTCTTTAGTTCAGGAGCCGCCTCAACAGTTGCTGCAATGCGCGTGGCTCAAAAGTACGGGACAGAAAACCTCTATTTATTATTTGCCGACACTGGCATTGAAGATGAAGATAATTATCGTTTTCTTCAAGATTCAGCCAATCACATCGGAGGGCAGTTAGTTCATCTCAAAGATGGGCGCACACCTTGGGATGTATTTAATCAAGGCAAATGGTTGAGTCACCGCCAAGGGGAAAAAGGATGCTCCTATCAACTCAAAGTTTTGCCCTGCAAAGAATGGATTGAAAACAATCCAGACATCTCCCCAGAAAATACCGTTCTTTACTTTGGCATCAACTTTGAAGAGATTCACCGCATTGATGCGATCGCCGCCAACTGGAGTCCTTACAAAGTGGAAACTCCCTTGTGTTGGGATGAATTCGGGTGGGCTGATAAAGCGAAGATTTTTAGCGCCCTAAAGCAAGCAAATCTTACCCCCCCCCGCTTGTACGAAATGGGATTTTCCCACGCAAACTGTGGCGGCTTTTGCATCAAAGCAGGGCTTGGGCATTACCGCAATTTACTCAAACAAATGCCTGAAAGATACGCGCACCACGAACAGCAAGAAAAACAACTGTTGGCAATTATGGGGCGCGATGACATTGGCATTCTTCGGCGGCAATCAAAGGGAATAACTCTTGAAGAATGGCGCAAAGAAATTGAAGCAGAGCCTATTCAGTTTGATCTTTTTAACGAAGCCCTCGGTGGCTGCAATTGTTTTACAGAGGTGATTTAAATGAAACATTTTTTTGAAATTCTTGGGATGTTGGGCGAGTGGCTATTCGAGGATGTCTCCGCCCGTCATGAGGTTAAAATCATCACATCCCCGTTCACTCCCAAATGGTTTGTTGTGACTCTACAAGGGAAAATCCTAAAACAAGAATTTTCCCGCGATGAAGCTCAGCAATGGGCGATCGCCAAAGGTTACCAAATCAAAAATTAATCATGAAAGAAAAACTATGTACAGCCGATTCCTCGCCGCAACCACATGGCAATCAAAGAGATACGATCCTCCAATTCGTACAGAAATCTATCTCACGCCAGAAACTCCCTATCCCCTCGAACACCCTACTGATAGCCGTGGGGACAAAAATCCCCTATCTCGCAACCTGGCATTATCTGAAACAACTAGAATCAGCGGGGCTGGTAGTGCAGGCGGATTACTACCCAAACCCGTTCGTCCTACTCTTGCCAATATTTCCCCTCGCCCAACAAAAAGTCTTCCTCAAAAACCACTGCCACCGAATTTACGACCCTAGCACCGGAGAAATTCGCCCACTGGGGACACGCGATTTTGCTCTTTGGGCGATCGCCTAACCACTTTCACAACCTTAGAGACTCAATACTCAATAGACCTACCCAAAGTTAAGCCCGAAGGCGATGGACTCGATACCGATAGCGACTTCTGGAAAGACGCACCGGAAATCAGTGACTTTGACCTTGCCAGAATTTATGCCCATAAAAACCTGGATGGCGATCGCACGTGCCAAAGTTGGTCACTATCTCGAATTATGCGCCACTTGGCTATTGAGCAATTCACCCAAATCGCCGCCGACCCCAAACGACGGGAAAAAGTAGCTTACAAAAAATGGGCTGATGAGGTGCGAAAGTCCCCGCCAATTGATATCAATGATCTGCTTTGAAGTAAAATAAAAAAGAACCCATCGCGGTGTTATTAGCACCCATGGGAAGTAAACGACTTAAACGGAGTCATTCACCTATGAAAGATTGTAGCGAAATTCGATTAGATGGAGAATTGATTCATTTCGTTAACGGAAACACGTTTTTCTTTGGCAAGGTTTTTCGTCAGTATCAGAAGAAAAATAAATATACCCAGCTAAGAGGTTTGACACTTTCGTTTTCTAACGATACTTATGGCAGACCCGTTATTAAATTAAGCAGTGGAGATAAATCGGTTCAGCCTCCCATCCTTTCAAAGACAAAAAAATCGGCACACGCATTTTTTAAGGAATTGAATCAAAAAACGAAAGAAACGGAGGAGGCTTCATGGCAATACAGAAAAAGAACGAGTAAATATGAAAGGCAGATATCAAGAACTCTATTTTTCGTTACTCAATTTATAGCATCGGCTTCTATGGGCGAGCCTAGCGGATTGCTTGGTACTGTTTATAAAGAAATGCAATCTGCCGATTATGACTGGCAAGACTAGGAGAAAGCAAATGGGCGAAGCTAAACGACGGAAACAATTGGATAAAGGGTTTGGAACAACTACAGCGATAAAAGAAGTTCTTGTTTTTCCTGTTTTTCGCTCCGTCTTAAATCAATCATTTGAGGATGAAATCAGAGAAAAAATGGAGGCGAAAAGTTCAGATAACGAGGTGCTTTTCGTTGCAAGAGGAGCAAAAGGAGAACCGATGAGAGGGTTCGCGACAATACTCAAGTCTTGGGTAGAGGTAAATATTTCTCCCGAAGCCGCAAATTTGTTTCTTTTCCCTCAAGATAGCTTTGAAAATTATGACCCAAGCGAACCCCAAGACGCTGTTCTTGTTTTAGAACGAATAAAATCCATTGAGTCAGCACACAAACAAAAACGAAAGCCCAAAATTGTCATTATTGACGACAAAAAAAGATATCCTGACTCAAAGATATCCTGACTCGATGTGGTAACACGCAGCACCTCCAAACGGGGGTGTTTTTTTGTGCCGATTCACAGGCTAGGGGCGAAATTCACCGCCAATTGATATCAATGATCTGCTTTGAGGTGGCATCAAAACTTTTTGTTTGCACTATAGCGTTATGCGTCGCCTATACTAAAAACAGCCTTAATCCCTGAGAAAGATGTAAAGGCTGTTCTTAAATTTATTCCTTGGTCAACCAAGTGTTTTCTTGTGTCTATACTAGCAAACCACAGCCTAGAAACCCTCCCGACGCTAACCTTTGGCGAATTAAACGCTTCCGTTTTGCAAACGTAGGCATTGTTACGCCTACGTTTGCGCGTCAAGCACTTGATTTAAACTTTGAAGACAATCGAAGCTTATCTCCCTCTCGCGTGGCTAGATATTCCTCTGAAATGAAACGGGGTGCGTGGCTTATTACCGAGCCGATCAAAATCTCTTCTTGTGGCAAATTGATTGACGGGCAACATAGACTAGCCGCTGTAATTGAGTCTGGGCAAAACGTCCCATTCTTGGTTGTCACGGGATACCCATTCAACACATCCTCTGTACTAGATCAAGGGAAAACACGGACGGCGAAAAACATTGCGGAAATCAAGGGATTGAGACACCTTTCAAACAATCATCTTTCGTCCATGCGATTGCTTGCTCTCTCACACACCAACTGGTCATTCACGATAAACCTTGTGCCTAAGGATCTGGTTTTTTTGGCAGAAAAGCATAAAGACTGCCTTGAATTTGGAATGAGACACTCCAGCAAGAAATATGCAATCAAGTACACACCTTTATTGAGCATGGTTGCTGCTGCCTATCACCACGAAAACCACCAAAGACTAGATGAATTATTAGAGGTCTGGCATACCGGGCTTCCCAAGAATACAAATGCCGATTCATCCATTATTAATCTGCGAAATTACTACAACAAGGATCGTAAATTTTCTGGAGCAATTGGCTACCGAATCGATTTTACACAACGCGCACAAACTGCAATTCGGGCATTCCTGAATAAACAGCCGTCTTCTTTTTCCCGTCCGAGTGAGAAGTTATTCTGGGAAGTCCCAGAGCTAAAAGCGGATCTCAAAAAGCTGATTTTTTAGACACTCTAACTGGATAAATCGAAACGCATCCAAACGGGTGCGTTTTTTTTAGTGATCTGCTTTGATATTATCGATCGCCGAGGCATATTTATTTACTTCTGCCATCCCAAAATTCAAATAGCAGATCCACCAACCATTCCCACAGTTCACCCCACGGAATCTGATCTTTAATAAGGATGACGATCGCCCCAAAGAATCCCCAAAACCAACCGCCGCCCCGTTTAATCAAAGCCTTGATCTTCTCAACAATGCCCTCATACTCCTCAATTTTTTTCTGACCAGCGGCGATCGCCCCGTCCTGCAAATCGTCTTTATATTTTTCGATGGTGAGATATTTTTGATCCATTTCTTGCTTTAAACATTGCATTTTTTTGTCAACTTCAGCCACCGCAATTTCTACCGTTTCATGGAGTGCGGGGAGTGATGCTGCTTCAATATTTGCGATCCGATATTCCCACCTTTTAGAAAAAGAATCCCACTCTGATTCCAACTGTTTAAATTGAGCGACACTTTGCACAAAAACCCGATGGTTTATTCCTACTTCCTTGGCAAAATTATCTATTTTTTGCTCCGCTTTTGACCAAGAATTTTCAGCTCTTTTTGCTTGCTCTTCTGCCCTTTGCGCCGTTAATAAAATTGCTTCATTGGATTGCTGCAAGGCAACTTGATTCTCGGTTAACTTAATCATTGCGGATTTCATCTCCAACAAAGATTTGCTCATGCTTTGATTTGCCGATGCCGCTGCCTCAAGCTTTGAGACGATTTCAGTAAAAATCTGCAAGGACTGATCATCAAACATCTGGGTTTACAGCTTTTAGCCGCTCGGCGAGGTTTTTCTTTCTCTCCTCCACCAAATTATCCCTTTGGCGTTTCAACTCTAAAATCTCAGCATCTACTTTTCTCTGCCAAATCTTTCCGGCGATCGCCACCATCACCGCCCCAACAAAAACCACGGCATAACACAGCGGTATCCCAAAAATAACAATATCGACCCAGTGCATTGCTTCCCCCAGTATCTTTCCTTATTATCCCCTGCCAATTTGCGATCGCCACCGGAGCACAATAAATTATTGACCACAAGTTAACTTGTGGGAGGCTTGTTTTTTAGGCAGGGAACAGCTATTTTGCTTGTACACACTAAAATATTAGTGTGCCCAACGAAGTAGAAAAATAAGCGCCAAAAAGCCCCCCAAACTTTGGACGGCGAGGGAGGCTAATTGGCAAACTTGTAACTCATGAATAATCTAGCATTTTTCGACAATCACCTCAACATTAAAACGTTTGCGTCAGGATTCTCTGGATATGGCGGCGCGGATCTGGGTTTAAAAGCCGCAGGATTAGAACACGCATGGGGCTTAGAAGTTGAGCCAAAACCAGCGGAAGTCTACAAAGCCAACATCGGGCGATGTCATGTCCAGAGCATCCTAGAAACCGACCCCATGAAGTTGGATCGCTCTGACTGGCTGCATATGTCTCCACCCTGTACCAATTTCAGTGCAGCAAAAACCAACGCCGCCGAAGCCCAGTTTGATATCGACTGTGCCAAGAAAGTTGCCGACTTTATCCGTGTACTACAGCCCAAAATTTTTACCCTTGAGAATGTGCAGGCATACAGCAAAGCGATCGCCTTCCAATTAATCGTCAACGAGCTTAACCGTACTGGTTACTGGAGCAATTGGCAGGTTCTAAATAGTGCTGATTTTGGCGTTCCGCAATCACGGCGGCGCTTGATTCTACGGGCGATCAAAGGGGGCTTTCTCCCATCGCTACCATCTCCCACGAAACACACGGGATGGTATGAGGCGATCGCCGATCTTCTCCCCACACTAAAGATCTCCCCACTGACAAAATCGGAGCGGGAATCATTGCCAAAACAGCTTAATTATTCAGCCCCGTTAGCAGTCGAAACAGTGGGACGGCGTAGTGATTGCCCTGCCAAAGTTCGCACAGGCGATCGCCCTATCTGGACAATCAAGGCATTAGGTCAAGATTCCCACTGGCACAAGTTCAAAATCATCGCACCAGATGGGGAAAAAGTGGTGGACGTTCCCTGCTTAGCCAGACTGCAAGGGTTTCCCGATGATTACCAATTTTCCGGCGTAGATAGTCGGGATGGGAAGGGGCTAGGAAATTCTGTCACACCGCCACTGATGACGGCGATCGCCAGAAACATCATGGGAATTGCATCCTGACCAGTTGATATAATTAAGAGGCGATCGCCGTGTTGTTTACCTAAGGTTTCCAGCAGAGCAACGGCGATCAAATGCAAACAGGCGGTTAAGTGCCGCTTTTTTGTTGCCTATATATGCTATGAGTGAGAAGCGGTTATATGGACAAAACTCATGGCACGACACAAAAAAAACAAAAAAGCATTAAATGTCAGGGTAAATGAGCCGACCCCACAAAAGCTAAAAGAACTGGCTATGTCGCTAGGTTTCAGCTATGGGGGGGAAGGACATACGGGGGCTTTCTTAGACGCGATCGCCAATGGCGAATTTATTCTGGTTCAAGCAAATTTAAAATAAGTGCTTGACACTTATTTTGATATTGACTAATATTGATTCAGTTGGATAAGTCCAGTGGGGACTCAAAACACCACCCAGAGGCGACATAGGTGTCCAAGGCGAAACAGTCGAAACCCGCAAGGGTCTACGGGGAACACCCCTACCCGTACTGAAGAGACAGGGGATTCGCATGGTAACGACAAATGACTGAATTAAACGAACTTTTCGCAGCGGCTGACAAAATCGGCAACAAATACCAATCCACTGAAGAGATTGCATCGCAGAAAGCGGCGATGGATGCGGTAATGGCTGACATTATCAAAGAAGCGATCGCCTGATGTCTTGTGCCGCTCAGAAATGGGCGGCTTTTTTTTATTGCCCGTCGGATTTGTTCTCTGCTGGGGGCGATTGAAGGGGTGTTGATGTGCGGTGAAAATTTTGCCAGCCTAGATAAGCAAATAATGCGATCGCAGGAAACCATTGTGCGAGCCAGACATCTTTTTTTATTAAATCCACGCTATCAATTATTCCCTATTTTCAAAAAAAAATGCCCCCCAATCAGGGGGCATAAAATGCATGGTCTCCAATGGCGACGAGTGGACTTGAACCACCGACCTTGAGGTTATGAGCCTCACGAGCTACCAGGCTGCTCTACGTCGCTAAAAATAAGCCTATCACAATCCCCCTCGTATAGGTTGCTCCTTCCGGTGGCGGTTAACCGGACTCGAAGAAGTTGAAATTATATTGACAGTTCCAGCGGTTCGCACTCACCCATAAAAGTGCTGTACACCACAGTTTTTTAGGACAATCAAATGACTTTTATTATTTCCGCTACAGTTTGCGCCGCTTTCGTTTATTTTGCGATCGCCTTCATCGCCACAATGCGCGATCGCCTGATGAGCAGATTTGACAACAATTGTTTCCAAAAACCTGAGCCAGATATTGCCGTGACGGATTGCGAAGACATCCCCCAAATCGTTGCAGAGCCTGAGATCGAGGATGCTACCCTAATCTGTTACGACACCAAAAGTATCCGAGGATTGAGAGATTACATCCGCTCTAATAATTTGCAGGCAGTCGTAAAGGAACGGATCGGCAAGACCGTATCGAAATGCAGCAAGGATGAACTGATGGCAGCGATCGCCTACCCCCCCACCCCGATTCCTCTGACTCTTAAGCTGGTGGACCATCCACCATTAGGGGTGAACTGATGGGACGATTCTTGAATCTGCCATAGCCCATCAAATATCCCAAACCCTGAGAGGGTGAAGTTTAGCCCGGCAATATACCGAGCTTCACCCTCCACGGCGATCTCCCCCTCGTACTGGGTGGCATTGGCGGCTCTCAATTTTTCCGTCGCAATCAATTCCGCTTGCCGTTGAGTTTCAGCCCGCTCATTTAGCACCAGCACATCCTCTGAATCCGTGGCGATCGCCGCCTCAATTTTCACCTCAATTTCCGCCTCGTCATCCGGTTTGGAATAGGTGAGCAGCGCACTTTTGTAGGTTCCCACGAGCTTCTTGGTTACCGAAAAACTGGTGATATCAGCACGGGTCAGCTCGAACACAGACTCCTGAGCATCCAGATCTGACCAATTGTAGAAAATTAAATTTTCGCCTTCGACCTTAAATAATTGCCCGTAATCCTTGGCGATCCGCTGCAAAAAAAACAGGTCACTTTCTTCGTTCTGGGTGATTCGTTCAAAGGAAACCTCCACAATAGTTCCCTTGACGGTGAGGGATTGCCGCTTTGCCACTTCATCAACGATCGCCTTAAGGGTTACATTCTCATATTCCTTAGACCGTTTCTCCCTAAGGTTTTTTGCCACTGGAGTTGCTTGCGCCCCGATAGAAACGCGATCGCCAGAGTCAGAAAAATCATATTTAAGGTCATCAACCTCGAAGACCCCCGCATCCAAAATTTCATCGGTGTTCAGGTACAGGAATTTAACCTCGATTTTGTCCTTCGCAGTCGGTGACCAATCAGATTGCCAGAGCCGCTGCGAATCATCGATCTCAATGTCGATATCGGGCGAATCGTGATTGATTTTATCGTTATAGGTGATGCCCTTGAGAAAGGGATAAATATCGTTAGTTACGTTCGTCCCACGGTAGGTAATTTCTACGGTGGGTTTTCGCATTTCAATACGGACTGTTCCGGTTGGCATAATCTATCGTTCCCACGGCGGCAAAATCTTTTGTCTCGCTGTTGATTGTTCCCGCACTGGCACGTTGATAATTTGTCCTGCTGGCAGAAACATCACGCCCGAAAACGCCGGATTTACCCGCATAATCCCCACATAATCAAAGGGGTCGCCATAAAATTCCTGCGCGATCATATCAAGGCGATCGCCATCAACAGTTCTATATCGATAAAAAGTCTGCTCAGTTGTCATCCCACGGGTCCCTGCGCTGGTTGCCTAAAAACGGTACGGTCTGCGGTGGGTTCATTTACCACAACGATAACCCCAACATATTCCAACAGCTTAATTTTGCACTCAATAATTTCCGCCCCAGTATTCACGTCAATCTGCGAGGGACGGTGATCAATGCTATCGATCACCCATAGCCCTTTGAACTGCTCGTTAATCACCAAGGATTGAGGCTTAGCGGCATCCATTATGTCCTTAAGTTCTTGCAATCGCTCCGTGGGATTTTCCGTTAAAAACGGGTGCAACTGAAGGTCAAGGTTGATCGTATCGAGTTGCCCACCGACCTGCTGCAATGTGGGTTTTCCCTCTAGGCGACGATGTTGGGCGAAATTTTGCTGCCCACCTTCACTGATGGATCGCAACCCCTCCCCAACTAAAAATGATATTTCTCCGAGTGTGGCGATCGCCTTCATTGTCTTCCCCCAAATTTCCTAAGCATTTGAATACCTTGTGCGATCGCGACGGGCTGTTGCACTTTCAATGATCCTAACGATTTCCCCTTGGTTAGCCCTGATTTGAGCCATGATTCCCTGCCCATCGCCGCCGCTAGTGAGTTGAAAATTAACAGTGATGGGGGAATTACTGCTGTTATTTGTTGTTGTCCCTCCCGCCGCTGCCTGTGCATTCATTGGAGTTGGTGGGGTCATGCCCATCGCAGGAGCTAACGAGTTAAAAGGTTGGGTCATGGGCATAGTCTGTGCCGCAGGGATTAACGGTTGGGCGATCGCCATAGCAGGGACAAAAACTTGGGACATGGCAGAAGGAACCGCCGCCGCATTCCCTAAAACTCCCTTAGCGATCGTTGCCATCAACTGACCACCGGAATAAGTCAGATCACTGAATGGTCCCTCTTTGGCATCAGAGAATGGGAGTAACGCCCGCGCCGCAGATAATGCCTCACTGACTGCCGCTTTAATCTCTCCAATCTTAGATTTAATCCCTGCCACCAATGCCGAAATTAAGCCCACACCAGCAGAACGAAATGAACCAATAAATCCTGTTACCACCCCTGCCGCTGCACTCAAAGAACTACTAATAGCAGAAGGGATTTGAGCCATTGTTGATCGTATAGAGGTAATCATGCCTTGAATTGCGGCTACAACGGCGGATTTAATAGCATTCCATCGAGAAACCATTGCCGATTGTACTGCGGTCATGACAGATTGAATCGTACTAACAATATTCTGAAAAATCCCTGTTATTGCTTGCCACAATCCTTGTAAAACACTGATTACAGTCTGCAAAATAGCTTGAAAAACGGACACAACTGTGTATTTCACGCCCATCCAAACTTCGGCAAGGAATGCGCCAACACTCCCAAATTCTCTGACTTTAGCAATGATGTAAATAATATTCCAAATCCAGATCGCTACAGCCGCAATAATCAACCCACCCACAACACCAATTGCCGCCCCTAATCCAACAAAAGCAGCTTTGATATTGGCAATGATGGCAGTAAGTCCCCCCGCAGCCATGACTGTGCCGACGATTTGCATAAATGCGCCAAGGGGAATCAATAACGCTCCAACACCAAGAGTTAACGCCCCAAAACCAACCGCAAGATTTTTCACCCAAGCAGGTGCTTCAGCTAAGCCGATCGCCATCTTGGTTAACGCCTGAGCAATTCCGGTGATCGCATCAGTCAACCCACTCGCCCCCAAGGCGATCCCCAGTTCAGCAAACGCATTCCGCATGAGTTGCATCTTTGCCGCCGAGGTACTGGACATCGTTTCAAAGGAATCAGCGACACTTGATCCTTCTTTCCCTAAGAACTGAAACCCTTTCCCAATTCCCTCGGAAGCCCCTGCAATCCGAGCCAACTCGTCATCAAAACCAGCACCGATAATATCGTTAAAAATTCCCAAGGCTTCGGGACCCTTTGCCGCCGCCGCCTCAAAAACTTCCTGCATCACAGCAGTACCTTCTCCAGCCTGCATCCTTGACTGGAGTTCTTCTACGGAAAAACCTAATTCCTCAAATGCCGCTTGCGCCTTGGGAGTCGCTTTCGTCGCATTAGCCAACACCCCACCAAAACTTGTAAATGCGTTTGCAGCAATTTCAGGAGCCATGCCCAACTCGATGATCGAAGCACCAAATGCCGCGATATCACTTTCCCCCATTCCAAAATCTTTCATCGCACTGGCACGTTGCACGAAGTTCAAAACCTCAGACTCCGTAACCGCCATGCTATCCCCTAGGGCGTTGACGTTATCCGCAAACTTGGTCAGTCGTTTAACGTCTAAAACCCCATCGTCAATCATGCCAAACGAAGCGGCTAATTTCCCCACCGAATTCCCTGCATCCTCTGCGGTCATGTCGAACGCCGTGGACATTTGCGCCGTAAGCTCTGTAAATTCCTTTAGCCCTTTAGCCCCAATGCCCATCTTTGATCCGGCTGTGGCAATCTCAGCCAAACCAGTGGCGGCGATCGGGATTGTTCGGGACAGTTCAAGGATATCCTGACCCATGCTTTGCAGCGGATCGCCTGTGAGGTTTGCGGCTTTCCCCAGTTCCGCCATCGAGGTTTCAAAATTGCTCGACACCTCAAAAATTGAAGAGCCAAGCCCGACCATGGTGTTCATTATCGAACGACCCACGTTGGAGATTTGACTCCCAACCCGCTGCATCTGCTCACCAAGGGCGATGCTTTGAGTTGTCTTATTCAGCCCATCAATCTGAGCTTTTAACGCCTCAATTTCCGCTCTTGCCTGATCAGCAACCGCGCTGATTTCGATTCTTAACTGGGCTTCACTCATCGTTTTCGTTTGGCAGCTTTTTCGGCTTCTTGGTTCTCTCGTTTACGGAAGGCGATCGCCTGATTTACCCAAAAAATCCCCTCATCAGAATCCAGCTTTAGAAATTCATTGAGGGGATAGTTGAGGATTTGGCAGGCAAAGATTAAATCCTGACAAGATGGAATTTGTTCTTTTTTGGCGTTACGAGGGGCATCAACGCTTGAACTTCACCCGCAGGCATATCAAGAAAATCATCATAGGTTAGGGCTTTGCCATCCACCTGTATCAAGAAGCTCAGCAACCAAAAAGCCACTGCCGCCTGATCGTTGTTTGCCCGTGCCTGAGCCTTAGCGTTATCCCCCACCAACCGATTACGGAGTAACGTTATTTTTTTATCTCCCAACTCGTATTGTTTGGGGAACGATTCCACAGCAATAGGCTTCAGTTCCGCCAGAGAAAACAGCACACCGGATAGAGTCTCAGAAATCTCAGCATCTAGCCCGTTTACCGCATCAATAGTCAGCGTTTCACCGTTGCGAGTACAAGTAGTAGAAATCAGCGAAGCCTCAAAACCTTGCCCCTTAATCTGTGCCTTTAGAGCAAAGTACAGGTCTAATCCCGTCGCCTCCTTTTTGACTTCTAGGCGATCGCCCTCCCCCAATTCCAGATAGGCAATGTAATCAGGCTTTCCCGTTACTTCCGTTGATTTCGTCATGGATTACAGCCCAAATAAACTTAATAAATTGCCGCCTACTTTGATGCCATTCAACACGTCAAATTCATATTGAACAGCCCCCCCAATTTGCACCATCAAATAATCACAGGCGTAAACGGTTTGGGGTTCAGAAGTTTCGCCATCCTCAAACGAACCCAGTTCAGCCTCTTTGGGGCGACCACGCATCGTCATTGACAACTGTTGCGGAAGAGCAATCCCCCGTCCGTCATAGGTTTTTTGCTCACCTCGCAGGATGATTTGCGAAGTAAACGAACCATCGTAAATAGCCCGTGAAAACTCAGGGGGATAATGCAGCCACATGATCGTGAACTCCAACGGCGCAACGTTTTCGGGGAGTTCCATCGTTCCAGCCATCCCCAGACCCGCGTACTCTTTCTGGTTGTATTCAATCGTGGGCAGTTCTAATCCTCGAACGGTTCCCGTCGCATCAATGCCGCCAATGTAGGCACGCATATTAATGGGTTTTCTTACTGGCATGAATTACACTCCTACGGCTTCTTGACCGACGTTAAGGTTTGCAGCAAGGGCAACATCTAGGATTGAGATGATGTTGATATTTTCAGCAGGGGGCGGCGGCAACATTTGCAGTCTGAAACTTACGATGCCATCGGCTAACTGAGTGGGGAGGTTGTCGCTAGGCGAGTAATAAAGCCGCGAACCGTCCAGCAGATCACCACTGGCAATCAACGTTCTTAGATACGCATTTGCAGAATCAAGGAAGCTTTCAATCAGGGCGTTGTTTAGCTTGCCGTCGATATACTGAAACGCCAGAAATTGCAGGGCTTCATGGATCACAATGCGAGCAAATTCGATGCACATGAAGTTCTCGGGACTGGTGTTTGCCGGATAGGCAAAGCTTCTGTTGCCCCAAGTCCGTCGCCCCGTACCAAATCCATTGACGACCGTCACGATTCCCACGTCGTTAAGGTTATTCGCCTCTGTGGTGAAATTGCCGAGGATGAACTCGATGGGTCGCTCCACATCAACGATGCCGCGAATCTCAATATTTGATGGCGACTTAGAGATCCCTTGTGCCGCCGTTGTATTGATCCAAAGACCAGCAAATCGGGCGGATGTCGGGTCTAGCTCGTTCGTGTTAGTCAGATTGCGGGAAATCATGACGTGAGGATAAATCCCGACAAGCTTGCGACTCCCATAGTTGAAGTTGATCGTCCCTTGCGCACCACGTCCCGAAATAGCCGTATTCACGCTAATCCCAATGGGGGCATCCACAATCCCGATCGCATCAATATTGAAAGCAACCACATCGATCGCCGAAGTCACCGACACCACAGAGGAATAACCAGGGGCAATCAATAACCGAGGCTTCACACCGAATAGGGCATAGCAATCTTTAGCCGCTTCCAGACCGAGGCGATCGCCATCACCATCCACACCGCCGATAATGTCGGAATTTTGGACGATAGAAGGATCAACATAGGTATAAGTGACCTCCACATCACCACCAGCGGCGATCGCACCACCAGCCAATCGAGTGATCACACCCGCTGCGGTATCTAAGCTGTAATCAGTATTCAGGACATAGGTGGGAGTGCCGCCGTTACCCTTAACCAAAACGCCGCTCAAACCTTCTTCAATCTGGATTGTGTCGTTAGTAGCGAACGTTTCATCCGCCGCTGTAACCGTGGTTAGATGTGCGCCGGACGGGTAACTGTAGTCCAGTTCAACATCCGCATCAGCGGCAATATCACCAGCTTCAACACGGGTAATAATACCGTTGCCTTCGTCGTAAACATAATCAGTGTTAGCCACATAAGTGGGAGTGCCACCCGTGCCAGTAACCACCAACGCAGTCGCGCCCCGTGGGATTTGGATCACATCATTAGCGAAGGTTTGCTCTTGCCCCGTAACTGGGGTGGTTATCTGAGTACCAAAAGCGTCTAGGACGTTAACGACATAAACCTCAACGCCACCATCGCTGGTCGCCTGATCGAAGATGCCATCTAATGCTTTCGGGATGGTATAGCCGAGGCGATCTTCTCCAAATGACAAAGCCCCCTGTCGTCTGTTCGTGACTAGGACGGGGGTATTTAGCGAGCGATCGCCACTCGCAACCAAATACTGAGGGGACGTACCAACTAAGAAAATCCGGTTGGGAGATTCCCGCGTGGGACGGACACCCGTGGTTACAATCTCAATCGATGGACCGTGCTTAATTGCCATCAGCGATCACCTCCTTTGCTGTTACTGATTTTTTTGCACTGGTTGAAACTTTTTGGGGTGCGGCGATCGCCACATCTTCCACCACTTCCAACAGCCCGTTTTTGATCCACTGCCGCACCACATCCAGAGTGATATCCAGCGTATAAATCTTCCTTGGCATGAGGTTTAAAGTGACGTTCGGATTCTGCAATGTCGCACTGCCCACCGTTGCCCCAATCCACTTACATTTCTTGAAATTCTGCATAATTTAGCCCTTGTAAATATCTGTCAAATCAGCCCCGCCGCCGCCGTCGTCATAACCAATCGCGCCCGTACCCGTGGCAGTCTCAATGGGATCATCGGCAAAGTTAATTTCGGCAAGCGTGGGCAAGGTATCAGGGTCAACAAATTGCTGACTTGCACCACCCGGCATCCTGACCGAAAAGGAACCCTGCGCCGTAACGTAGGACTCTGACATCCCCGCAAAATTGAACGCCCCCAAGGATAATTCCTCAAGCAGGTTCGGCATGACGTAGCCAAATAACAGGTCACGAATATGGGCTTTCACCTGATAGAACCCACCTACCCCGCGCAACTTTTTGACCATAATGCTGACGGCGTAATTGTGGACTTCCTCACGAAAAGAACCCACAAAATCAGTCGTCCCCATGTCTGTCCCCACCCAACTTAGGATCACCATGCCAGCCTCGGCGATCGCCGCCCAATCTTTTGGTAAATCGGGCATAAACTGCACCGTTACGCCATGTAGATCTCGGACAGGCTGGAGGTGTTGCGCCAGTGCCAGTTCAAACTCTTCTTGGTAGGCAAGGGTTTCCGTCATATCGTTGATAGAAACTCCTTAGCGATTTTGGCGTGTTCTTCCCTGTCGCGATCGCCGAAGCCGAGGAATTTGCGCTGTGCCATTTTCGACGTGCCAGTTTGGTGAAAAATCCCGTAGCCTTGGGTCGCGAAGACAAACGCACTATCCCCCGAAACTTCAGAAGAAACAGAGTTGATCAGTGCCGAGGTTTCCCGCAAGATTGCCCCGCTACGTTTCCGGAGTAGGGTACTTGGACGCAACGCCGCCCAAGGCGCACCATCGGGGTCAGACTGCTGAGCGAAATTTAACTTAGTTGATCGCTCTTGATAAGCCGCATTTCGTCCCAACATAGGGCGCAGGTTTTCGAGTTTGTCGGACATCACATCCAAAACTTGAATTGCATTGCCGCTGACTTTGACCTTAACCATTACGCCGAACTCCCATAGGTAGAAGTGGTAATCAGATAGCCCTGAACTTTTTGCCCAAGGATTTCGTTCTCGTCAAAACCAGCACTGGCGATCGCCGGAACAAAATGAAATTCGTACTCGGTGTTGCTGCCGTCCATCGTTGCTTTGGCGATCGCGCCATCCCTAACGCCATCGGGCAAAACATTAGGATCGGTGCAGTGACCTTTGACGTAAATTACGGTTTGATCCCCACCGACGAATGGGGTGTTCTGAGGCATC